TGCGGGCGTTTCGCTACTGCTTGGCGTGTGAGTTAGCCCCTGAGTTTGGTGTTGAGCCATCGCCCACAGTCATGCGGGTTGCGATGACCTCTAAGCGTAACTTAAAGCGCATCAACAATCCTGACGACATTATGTCAATTCCTTATTCGATTGTTGGGACGAGACAAAGATTTAACGTGTACAGTGGCAATTTCTAATGAAGACGCCTATCTTAGGATCGGCGTATGTTGCCCGCAGCGTTAATGCAGCGGATAACCGCATGGTTAACCTGTTCCCAGAAATTATCCCAGAGGGTGGCAAAGAGCCAGCGTTTCTGAACCGTGCGCCTGGGCTAAAGTTTTTAGCAACAATAGGTGACGGCCCCGTGCGTGGGTTGTGGGTGCTAAAGGCTGACCCAACACGGGCGTTTGTCGTGTCGGGTGACAAATTCTACGAGATTAATAGTAGCTACACGGCTACCCTGCGCGGTACAGTAAGTGGTACGGGTCCTGTATCAATGGTAGATAACGGCACTCAAATTTTCATTGCTACAAACCCTAATGGCTATATCTTTAACACATCTACAAACGTGTTTGCTCAGATTACTGACCCAGACTTCCCTGGTGCTGTGACGGTAGCGTACCTTGATGGCTACTTTATTTTTAACCCGCCTAACTCGCAAAGGTTCTATTTAACCGCGCTGTTAGATGGCACTTCGGTTGATCCGCTAGACTTTGCAAGTGCTGAAGGCTCGTCTGACGGGTTGGTTTCACTCATTGTTGATCACCGCGAACTGTGGCTTTTTGGTACAGACTCAATTGAGGTCTGGTATGACGCAGGGTTGTCTGACTTTCCGTTTGTACGCATCCAAGGCGCGTTTAACGAGCTAGGATGCGCTGCCCCATACTCTGTTGCCAAGTTGGATAACGGGCTGTTCTGGCTCGGTTCTGACGCTCGCGGTAAGGGTATCGTCTACCGTGCTGAAGGCTACACGGGCAAGCGCATGAGCACCCACGCAGTTGAGTGGCAGATCCAGCAGTACGGCGACATCTCGGATGCCATTGGCTACACTTATCAGCAAGACGGTCACGCCTTCTACGTCTTGATCTTCCCAAGCGCAAATACAACTTGGGTGTTTGATGTGGCGACTCAAGCGTGGCATGAGCGTGCAGGGTTTGTAAACGGTGACTTTACCCGCCATCGCTCAAATTGCCAAATGGCGTACAACAATAAAGTCATAGTAGGTGACTACCAGAACGGCAACATCTACTCTTTTGATCTAGATGTGTACGCTGACAATGGACAAATCCAGAAGTGGCTACGCTCATGGCGGGCGCTGCCCACGGGTCAGAATAACCTGAAGCGCACAACACAGCACTCCATGCAATTAGATTGCGAGACGGGTGTTGGGTTAACCGGCGACACAATTGAAGAAACTATTTATCTTTTTACTGAAAATGATGAATATTTAATTACAGAAAGTGGTGATTATTTAATCTCTGATGAATTGACACCTATTACTCAAGGCAGTGACCCACAAGCGATGTTACGTTTTTCAGATGACGGTGGGCACACTTGGTCAAACGAGCATTGGAAATCACTTGGCAAGATTGGCGTATACCAGAAACGTGCCATCTGGCGGCGTTTAGGGATGACGCTCAAATTGCGTGATCGGGTGTACGAGGTGTCAGGTACTGATCCGGTTAAGATTGCTATTGTCGGCGCTGAATTAATACTGAGTCCTACAAATGCCTGATATTACCCAAATTATGCCCCCAAGGGTGCCGCTTGTAGATCAGCGCACGGGGTTAATTTCGCGGGAATGGTATCGGTTTTTCTTTAACCAGTTTGAGAAAGTCGGGTCAAGCAGCGAGTCACTTGAGGACATTCAACTTCGTCCAACAGGCTTGGATAATTTAGTTTTTGAAATAGCCAAAGCCATAAAGTATTTTAACAATATGCCTGCACAAGATGGCGTGGTTGAACAGATTGCTGAAATACAAAAGCAAATTGATGGGCTAAACAGTTTACCCCCGCAAGTGCAAAGCGCAGTTGCTTCTGTTAGCGGCGTTACAGCCGTTACGGGTACAGCACCTGTAGTGTCTAGTGGTGGCACTACGCCTGATATTAGTATGGCTGCTGCCAACACTACGACAAACGGTTATTTGACTAGCACTGATTGGAATACGTTTAACACTCGGTCAGCAACTACTCAAGAAATACAAACAGCCACTAGTGGTCAAACTGTATTTACCTTGACAACGATGACGTACACGCCTAATGTTAATAACCTATCGGTGTTTGTAAATGGCGTTAATCAATACGGGCCTAGCGCACTTTACGCATATACGGAAACAAACTCAACAACGGTAACTTTTACTAGCGCCGTGCCTGTTGGCGCGTCTGTTAAGTTTACAACTACGCAATTTGTCTCAAGCGGAAACAACGGTACAGTCACTAACGTGTCTGTAGCGTCTAGCAACGGTTTCGCTGGCACAGTCTTAACGCCTGGCACTACACCCGTCATTACGATGTCCACTACGGTTACTGGTGTGCTTAAAGGGAACGGCACAGCAATCTCAGCAGCGGTAGCCAATACAGATTATGTGCCGTTGTCTACGGTTTTAACGAGGACTGCTGACTACACGATTACAGGCACCGACACTTGGATTATCAATAACAAGACAGGTTCTGCCTTAACATTGACTTTTCCTGCGGCGTCAGCGTGGACTGGACGCTACATCACGGTCAAAAATATGCAACCGCAATTGGTTAATTCAGCATCTAGCAACATCGTGCCAATTGATAGCACAACCGCTGGCACTGCAATCTTATTGGCAGTAGTCGGCAATTGGGCGACAATGGTGTCTGATGGCACCAATTGGGTCATTATGCAAGCTGCTGCAAACAATAACTTACTTTTGGAGTAAATAAATGACCGTAACCGTAAAGGTACTTGTACCGGCAAAGACTGCTGAAGACACCCAGACAACGCAATATACTGCGTCGGGTGTGACTGCGCTGATTGACAAGTTTACTGCGACCAATTACAGCGCATCGGCTGCGACAATCAGTGTGAACTTGGTTACTGCTGCGACTTCGGCTAGTAACGACAACTTAATTGTCAAGACTAAGACCTTGCAGCCTGCTGAGACGTACACGTTTCCTGAGTTGGTGGGCGCAGCCCTCATGCCTGGCGGGTTCATCTCGACCTTGGCAGGAACGGCTTCTGCGGTTAACATTCGTGTGTCGGGTCGAGAGATTACATGATGAGTCATTTAGAGTCTTTGCGCAGCGCATTTCAGACTACGCTACAACTGCCTGATTTGGCAGTTGAGTGGCTGTTGATGCTGTACGAGACAATACAATTGTTGGACGATTGCGCTGATGGCGATAAGATTCAACGATCTGACTTGGATTCTGTTATTTGGGCTTCTTTGGTAGCTATGCCGTCCAATGCGTTTTATTTGGCAAACCAGAAAGAATTAGCGTCTGCTGTGGCGAATATGATTTTAAAATGGCAAGCGTCCGATAAAGTAGAACGCGCAGGCAAACATGACGAAGTGTCTTTTGTTTGGCGCGCTGGGTACTACGATGTTGTATTAACTGTTGTTCGGTTATGCCACGGAGTAGCAGTTGCGCACCAATGCGCTGCCGATGTCATGCGATTGTACGGCGAAAAATATAGCAGTTATGTAAAGGAGTTTAATAATGCCTGATCCAATTAGCGGCATGGCAGTAGCCAGTATTGGCGGTTCTTTAATCTCAGCCGGCGCTGCGGGAAAAGCTGCGGACACACAAGCTGACGCAACAGAACGTGCCGCTCAACTGCAAAACGAACAGTTTTTAAGAAGCATTGAACTGCAAGAGCCGTTTCGTCAAGGCGGGCTGCAAGGTCAAAACCGGCTGCTGACTTATCTTGGTATTGGCGGCACACCACAATACGACGACACTGCGTATAACAAAGCGCTTGCTGACTATAACGCAAGTCTTTCTAGACTTGACCCGTCGCAGTTTACAACAGGCGGCGGTGGTGGTGGCTATTACACTAGTGGCGGCGGCGAATCTGATCAAATTCCAGTTTACCAAGAAGGAACTGGCGGTACTTTTGACCAAGCGGGTTACGACGCAGCGCGG